AATATGAGTGCTTTGACTTATATCTATTTTGATGTTAATAAATCAAAAGTTGCTTTACAGGTAACTACTACAGCTACTACGGCTATGGGCGTTGGAAAGATTATTATAGGGGTAGCGCAGAATAATGCTGCTGCCGGCAAGGACGCTACCTATCAGGTGTTTGGTGGTGCAGGAGGAGTCGGTACATATATCAGTGGTGCAGATATGATAGCAGCCAATATTATTACGGCTAACGAGATGAATGTGAACTCGTTATCCGCCATTACTACTACTACAGGAACTTTAATAGTAGATTCTGCAGGTTATTTAAGAGGAGGACAAACAGCTTATAATACAGGAGCAGGATTCTTTCTCGGATATTCAACTAGTGCTTATAAATTTTCAATAGGTGATGGAACATTAGATAATAGTGTTACTTGGGATGGAACAGATTTATATATTAAAGGTTCGTTATTTGCGCAACAAGATATATTCGGAGATGGTTCTGATAGTGATGTAACTATTAGTGTAGATACAAATTTAACAGTAGATAAATTTTATAATAATTTAACAATAAATTCAGGAAAGACACTTAATCCTTCAGGATTCAGAATATTTGTAAAAGGAACTCTAACAAATAACGGAACTATAGCGAGGAATGGAATTGCAGGTTCAGGGACAACAGGTGGAGATGTCTTAGCATCAGGTTCTCTTTATGGGGCATTAGTAGGGGCAAATGGAGGTGCAGGAGGTGAACATTGGGGAAATTATACTGGTCAGATAGGTTTTACTGGAGCTTCACTTGCTAAAGGATTAGGAAGTAATGGAAGTTCAGGCGGTGCGGGAGGAGCAGGGGCTTGGGCAGCTGGAGGAGCAGGAGTTGGAGGAAGTGTAACTGGAACAGTTTATAACTACCCAAGAAACTCTGTCGCTGCTTATATGCTTTATGACGGTCTCCCAGCAGGCGATATAATAAAATCAAATGCTGCAGCTGGTGGAGGTGGAGGAGGTGGACACGGCAATGGAGGTGGACACGGAGGAAACGGAGGAGGTGCAGGTTCAGGAGGTGGAATAGTAGAAATCTTTGCCAGAACTCTGGTAAATAATGGTTCAATAGAAGCAAAAGGAGGTGCAGGAGCTGATGGAACAGTTGGGGAGAATTATTCTTCATTAGGAAATCACGGAGGGTCAGGTGGAGGTGGAGGCGGTGGCGGTGGAAATGGGGGAATCATTATTCTTATTTACGCTTCTAAAACAGGAGCTGGGACTACCGATATTACTGCAGGAGCTAAAGGGATTGGAGGAATTGGAGGTCAGGATTATTACGGAGATTACGGAGCAACAGGAAGCGATGGAGTCATTGGTACTGTTGGCAAATTAATTGAATTAAATGTATGACATACATATTTAGAGTTAGTTTTAATTTACATACATCAGGACATTTGTATATTCCAGGATTAGATAAAGTAATATTTGAAATTGATAATGAATTAACTTTAATACAACAAGAGCAATTAAAAACAAAAATATCCCAATGGTTTACAAATAAACTGGGATTAATAACAGAAATTAACTTGGAACAAATTATAAAATAAATTAAATAACAATATGGCATTAACAGCGGCTCAACAAGCATTAGTTTCACAAGCAATATCCCAATCAGTCGCGAGAGGAGGGATTACTTCAAGCCAGGCGGCATTAGCAGGACAAGCGTTGTCAGGTTCAGTTGCGGCTTCAGCTGCAGCTCCAGCGGCAGCAGCTCCGGCAGCAGTATCAGCTGCACCTTCTTCGGGTTTAGGTTCTGCAGCATATACCCAGCAACTTATAACTCAAGGCAATACTCTCGGAGCAGCAGCCTCGCAGCAGACAGGTATTCCTTATACTCCTGTTTCAGTTGGAACTCCAGCAACTTCAGCTATAGGGGCAGGACAGACCTATCTTACAGCACATCCGGGGATGACAGAATTACAGGTTAAAGACTTGTACCGAACGCAGGGTTTAGATACAAAACTAAGAGAATGGAGGGGAACGGCAGAACAATGGAAAGCGATGTCCACTTTTGAAGAGATAGCCGCAGGAGTTGCGAAAGCGACACAACAGACAGCACAAATTGCTCCTCAAGTTCAGACCTTACAAATGGCAAAGGATGCGGGTATGCCCGTTACTGGTACAACTTCTGTTGAATCAGCAGCTACTTATCTAAGAGAGCAAGGCATAACTCCTCCAAAACTTATTACTGATGAAACCAAAGAGATACCTACCATTGAGGATACAACAACAAAACTTACCCCCGATACCGAGAATGTCCAGATGGATTCTACTGATATTACGGATATTATAAATGAGATTACCTCCGGAGAATTTACAACTCCGGGTCTGGAATTATCAGAAGAAGCGGCAGCAGCAGGCAAGGCAGATATTGAAAGAAATGCAGCAGAAGCTCTAAAGACTTTGCAACAGAACCTAGCAAAGAGGGGAATGACTTTCTCCGGCATCAGGACAGAAGCAGAAAAAGGTCTGGCAGCAGAATCCCTATCAAAGATGTCAGGAATAAGCCGTGCTCTAGCTGGAGCAATTATTAACGCTGCCACACAGGAACAGAAGAGAAGAGAATCAGCAATCGCTGCCCAACAAAAAGCCCAAAGCGAAGCATTAAAAGCAATGGGATATGTGGTGAATCCTTACACTGGCAAGATGGAGAAGACAATGGAAAGAGAGAAGATGGAACAGCCGGACTACCAAACAGTCAGTTCTGGTGGAAATATATTTGAATATGATAAAGGTACTGGTGCTCTACGCCTTATGTATGAAGCACCGCAGGAAGAGAAAGATGCTGATATTAAGTTCTTTGAAGATGCTTATGGCAATATTACAAAGGTGGTTTCTGATCCAGTATCTGGAGCTGAATTCTACAGAGAAAATCTAGGAGCTATAGGAAAAGGATTTAAGGATACAGAAGGTAAGATTACCTCTGCAGATAGAATGGATCTAGTTGACACATTTATCCAAGGTAGGACAGGAGATGACGGTTTAATATCTGCTGGGACATATGTGGAATCATTAAGAACGTGGATAGCTAATGAGGGAAATGAAAGTGAATTTAAAGCTGCTTATCCGCCGGAAGCGTTTATGGGTTCTTGGGAAATAGCAAAACTGCCGGCTAATCTAAAGGTTAAGACTCCGGATGTAAGTGATACCGAACAATACCGCAAAGACTTTAATAAGAAAGCAGCTGAAGTAAATGCAGGAAAGAATAAAAAACAAGCTATCAAAGAACTGCAGGCAAAATACCCTGACAGGTATGACGAGATTAAAGAAGCAATGGAAGCTATCTTTTAATTAAAACTAATAGGATTAAAAAACTATGGCTAATTTCGACAAAGCGCTCGAACTTAATTATGCGCCTGAAATTACCGGCTACGGAGATACCGGTCTTATTGATATTGAGTTCAAGCCACAAAAAACAACAGGAGAAAAAATAAAAGGGGTTGGCAAATCCATCTTTGAATCCATTATTGAAGCTCCGAAAGGGGTAGCGATGGCTGGCTTTCGTTTAACTCCAGCTTATAGAGAAGCTGTCCGGTCGGAAGAAACGATGTTGGCTACCGAAAAGCGTTTGCGTGCTTCTCTTGATAAGATGCCCGTTAGTGATCCCTTGCGTATTCAATATGAAAACTTTGATAAAGAGGAAGTACCGACAATTTCAGTTGTTATGCCTCCTCGTAATGCTCGTCAAGTTGCCGGTGATATAGCAGAAACTGTTTTATTGGCAGCACCGATACCTATTATCAGGGGTTTAAAAGGATTGCCTTGGTTAGCGAAAGCTGCTCGAGGTATTCTTATCGGAGGAGCATTTGGCGGAGCGACTGCTATGCGCCAAGACGAGTGGGATTGGAATAATGCCGTAACCTCTGTCGGACTTGGGGCAGTAATAGGGGCAGGAGCTGAATTTGCTATCCCTGCGGTGGGAAAAGGCGCGGGTTTTATATTAAAAAGAGTAGGAAAGAAAGTTGCACAAGCTGGACAAAGATTAGGCGAGACGTCGATCGGAAAAACTATGATTAGTGTAAGGTCTCGTTTGGAAACCCACTATGGTCAGGAGGGCAAGGATATTATAAATAAATTCTTATTAGCAGATGAAGAGAAACTTTTACGAACCGGTCAGGTTTTAAATACGCTTGAAGATACCGGCTTTTATAAATTAACAAAAAGAGAAAGCGATAATGTTGTTGACTTACTAGAGGGACGGGCAAAGACTGCTGTTACTAACGAAGCAAAAACATCTTTTGACTTTATTGATAAATTAAGAAAGGGATTTGCACAAGAAGCTTCGGAAACTAAATTACAGATTCGTCTGGCAAAAGGACAAAAAGTCCCTTTTACCCCCAAGGAAAATTATTATCCCCGTGATGTATTTCAGCCTGCGGTTCTAAAGAAAGGAGCTATTAGGCAAGAAATACTTGAAGGGTCTGTTCGTATAGGCCGTTTTAAAGATACAGAAGAAGCGGGAAAAGTTCTTGATGGTTGGATTCAAATAGTTGAATTAAATGGAAGGAAAACAGCAACTAATACTTTCGTAGACAATATGATTAAGACGGGACAAGCAAAGACAAAAGATGAAGCGTGGGGAAAAGTCATAAGGTATTTTAAGAGATCCCTTTTCTCAAAGTTCGGACATTTAGAATATGCCCGTGAGTTTGATTTTCCTTTCTATGACACTAATCCTCAGAGAGCTATAACTAAATGGGTTCTTGGTTCTATAGATAGACTGGAAACGGTTAAAACTTTTGGAATAAGTGGAGAAGAAATAGCTACACGGATAGGCACTATAAGAAGAAAGATGGGAGAAGATACGGCAAAAGAGGTAGGCGAGTTGGTGAATATCTTGACTAAAGAAGCACAACATACTACCGGCTTTGGGCGTGCCTCTCTAATTATCCGTACTCTCCAAACTCCTAAACTTGCCTTTACTCAAATTATTAACCTAGGACAGAATGTTAATACCTTATTGGCTACCGACCTTCCTTCTTTCGCAAAAGGAATATCATCCGTCTTTACAAAAATGGGTAGGTCTACCGCTGTTAAATCAGGAGCTACTATAGATAGTGTAATCCAACAGACCATTGAATTGGGAGTTGGAGGTGAACAGCGCTTCGCTCGTTTATTCCTTAAATATAGCGGTTTTCAATTAACAGAAAGAGTTAATAGAATCGTGGCTTCTAATGCCGGTATCGCATATACCCAAAAGAGTTTTAAGATGTTATTAAAGAAACCGGATAGCCGAGTGTTAAAGCAAAGGCTTACAGAAGTGGGCATTAATGCCGAAGAAGCTATGAGTAGGGGTTATCTGACGGAATTAGAACTATTAAGGGCAGGACAGAAAGTATCCAACTTTACCCAATTTAGATATAGACCGGCAGATTTCCCAGCTTTCTACAACTCTGACTTTGGAAGATTGGCTTTCCAATTTAAAAGTTTTGCCTATAACCAGACCCTATTCCTTAAGAACCAAATATCCCGTGATATAGCTACCGGAGATCCGACTAAGATGTTTCGTACTCTAATGGTTCTAGGTTTAATATTTCCAATGACGGGAGAAATTACCCGCGATATCCGTAGTTTAATTACCCAAGAGAAGCGACCTACAAAATTTTTAGACAGATACTTAGAAGATATAATGTCGGTAGGTGGAGCTGGTATCTTAACTGACCTATATCAGAGTGCTAAATATGACAGGCTGGCAGAGTCTTTAATCGGGCCAGCTCTTGGTTCAGCTACTCAAGCTGTTACTGCTATAACAAAAAGCTTAGGGGAAGGCAAAATTACGCCAAGTAGGGCGCGTCAGATGCTTAGCCTAGTCGGCCCCCTAGCTACATATCCACATAAATGGTTATTCCCTTCTAAATACGAGGAAACGCAGGAAGAACAGAGTGTTCTTGAGACTCTACAAGAGAAGAAAGAAGATCTGGATTGGAAGAAGGGAGGGATGAAACTGGAACTTGAACAATGAAACCAATCATAGATACTGAATTAGAAGTAGCTGCACTTGGAATTTTGGGTGTTCTTATCTTGGAAATTGTCGCCTTACTCAAAGGAGTTGATGGAATAATGTTTGGTGCAGCGATGGTAGCAATAGGAACTATTATCGGCTGGGTATTTAAAACCTATCGTGTGAAATCAAAATAGCCCTTGACAACCCTCTTTCTTTATTGGTAAAATGGGGTAATAAGATGAAAAAGAAAGACATAAACGCAAAGTATTTTGCACAAAGAACCACAATGGTGATTCTTATTTATATTCTTAGCGCTTTTATTCTTTTATACATATTAAAAAAATGAAACAAACGGGTCATCCCTATTTTTATAAACTCTTACGGGAGATAGAAGATCTCCACAATAGGAAGAACGCGGACTATCGCACAGTTAAAGATCCTCTCGGAAACTTTAAGATGTGCGAACAAATGGGAGTTAGTCCCTTTGTGGGTTGTTGCGTCCGTATCTCTGATAAATATGCTCGCTTATCAAATTTAATGTCAAAGGGGTATGCAGAGGTTAAGGAGGAAACCGTTGAGGATACCCTTAAAGATCTGGCTGTTTATTCCTTGATAGCCATATGCTTATTAAAGGAAAAAAATGGCAAGCAAGTGGACAAAAAGGGAAGATAAAATATTAGAAGAGGATTACTCTACTAATACTAATAGGGATTTGGCATCAATGCCCGAATTGGAGAGGCATACTCTCCGGTCTATAGAACAGAGGGCACGGATGCTCAACTTACATAAAGATAGTTCTTTTATAAGCAAGACAGTATCCCGGACAAACCGGGAAAGAAAGGAGGTTGACCCGATGGATCTCGCCAAGACCAACACGCAGGAACTGTTGGAGGAACTCTCAAGGAGAGGGTTCATATCAAGCCAGAGGGAAGTCGGTATCAACCTGCGATACAAGTTCCCTCGTTCATTGAAGCCCTTCAAGCTGGGCATAGTGTCAGACACCCATTTGGGTTCTGTCCACCAGCAGAGGACGCTTCTGCACGAAGCCTACGCCATATTCAAGGCGGAAGGCATAAGGGACGTTCTCCACGCGGGAGACCTTGTTGAGGGAAACGGACACCTCTACAGGGGACAGCAGTTCGAGATGTTCGTTCACGGGGCAGACGCTATGGTGGAATACGCCGTAGAGAACTACCCCAAAGTGGAAGGAATCACCACTCACATCATCGGTGGTTCACACGACTATTCCTTCTATAAGTCAGAGGGATATGATGTTCTGGCCGCCATAGCAGACAGGCGGAAGGACATAAAGCATCTCGGCATATCGGGAGCGTGGCTGACCTTTGGCCGGATACTCGTGTATTTGATGCACGGAGACCAAGGCAACGCATACGCCCGATCCTACCGGATGCAGAAGATTATCGAGCAGTTCCCTGCCGGGGAAAAGCCCAACCTCTTGCTGTTAGGACACTATCACGTGTCCTGTGAACTGCCGTCTTACCGCAGCGTGGCTGGTTTCCAGCTTCCCTGCTTCCAGACGCAGACGCAGTATATGAGGGCGAAAGGACTCTCACCCGACATCGGCTTCTTGATACTCACTATCTTCCCTGACGTGAAGGGGATAGCCCACTTCCAGCCCGACTGGCGGTTCTTCTACGTCCCGGTAAAAGGAGACTTCTGATGGAGAGCATATGGTTGCTACCGGCAAGAGGATGTACCGAGGTTATAGTGCTTGAACTCGAAGAGGATCTCGCCATAGAGACCACCAAGAAGATAATGCGGTTCAAGCATTTCCAGCCTGACTGCCAGATGGTCATAGCCGTGCAAAAGACCGGAGAAAGAGAGGTGGAATTCCACTTCGTAGATGCGTGGGTCAACCTTGATGGGAAGGCTATAGGGAGGAGGCCTTGAAAAAGAGACGACACCACGAGAAGGTATGGTATTGCCTTAAGAAGCGGAACTATCCGTCCCGCAAGAAGGTCAATACCTACTGCACTAAGGTCGGGTGCAAACACCTGACAGCAAAAAAGGGGGGGCGGAGGAGTAAAACCGCCCCCCCACAAAACTTATGAAAGAAAAAAAAGAAGAACCAACAGAATTAGAAAAGGCCGAATGGGAAAAAGAGGTAAAAAGGATGGAAGCTAATGACCCTTTTAATTAAATCTATACAAATGAAACCTAAATCTATACAACCACTAAAAAAAAATGATAGAAGATAACAAAATTTACTATGGCTCTGGCTATGGCTCTGGCTCTGGCTATGGCTATGGCTCTGGCTCTGGCGATGGCTATGGCTTTGGCTTTGGCTATGGCTATGGCGATGGCTCTGGCTATGGCTCTGGCTCTGGCTATGGCTATGGCTCTGGCTCTGGCTATGGCGATGGCTTTGGCTCTGGCTTTGGCTATGGCGATGGCTATGGCTTTGGCTATGGATAACAACTAATAAAATCTCTAACCAATAAAGGTCGGATAATAATAAATAAACAATAAAAATTTTATGAAAGATTCACCAAAAATAATAAAAATAGACAATGAGGAGTATATTAAAAAAGATGATTTTACACCAGCAAAAAAAGTAAATGGGTTGGATTATGTAGTAGTCCGCACTTATTCTGCTGGAGTATTCGCTGGCTATCTTAAAAGCCGTGACGGTAAAGAGGTTAAACTTTTAAATGCCCGAAGAATATGGCAATGGTATGGTGCGGCTTCCTTGTCCCAATTAGCAATGGAAGGGACAAAAGAACCAGGTAATTGTAAGTTCGCTATGCCCGTCAACGAAATTGACTTAACCGAGGTAATAGAAATAATTTATGCTTCCGAAGAAGCACGAGGAAATATAGAAAGTGTGCCTATTTGGAAGAACTAAAAAAAAATGATAGAAGATAACAAAATTTACTATGGCTATGGCGATGGCTCTGGCGATGGCTATGGCTTTGGCTATGGCGATGGCTATGGCTTTGGCTATGGCTATGGCTCTGGCTATGGCTATGGCTATGGCGATGGCTCTGGCTTTGGCTCTAGCTATGGCTATGGCGATGGCTCTGGCAATGGCTCTGGCTATGGCTCTGGCGATGGCTATGGCTTTGGCTATGGATAACAACTAATAAAATCTCTAACCAATAAGATATGAAATTTACAAAACCATATAAATCAGCAAATAAAAACCAAATATCCTGTCCTTTCGGGGCAATAGATTTAGCCCATAAAGTGGGACATACGGGAACAGATTTTTATTCTTCTTACGGGACTTTTTTAGTAGCCCCAGAAGATGTTTTAATAGAGAATATTGTTGACGGCAAAACCATTACCACCACCTATGACGAACTGCGGAAGGGCTACGGGATTTGTATGATTTCACAGGAAAGTTCGGGCGTTATGCATTTATTCTGGCACTGCCTGCCAGTATTTCCAGTAAAAATCGGGCAGATAGTAAGACGGGGGGAAATTGTGGCACAGATGGGTAATTCAGGATTAGTCTATTCTGGCGGTGCATTTGTTCCATTAGAAGAAAGGACTAAAACAAAAAAGGGAACACATCTGCACTGGGAAGTATTCAAGGTTAATTCAAAGGGTACAAGGGATTATTTTGATTGCGTGCCTTGGATAGATTGGAACTTGCCAGTTAATTACAATATTATCACGGCAATTAGGAATATACTTTTAACAATGAAGAATATATTTAAATAAAAATATGACAAAAACACAGTGCGATAAATGTAAAAAAGAAACAGATAATTATATCCGATATGAAGGGGCGGAATTATGCAAAGATTGTGAAAAAGAATTTCGGGATAGATTAAGCAAGATTAGAATCGAAACAGACAAGAAAGAAAAAGAACTTCAAAAAGAGTTCGGATTATAACATTGCTATCCGACTATCCTGTGGAACTTCCACTCGGCGAAACAGGGCAACTACGGATTAGCTGACAGGCGATTATCCTAACCTGCCAAAAAGTCCCATTGTAGGGCACAGAGTGGCAGGGGAGGAACAAACGGCAGGATAAGTCGTCCTCCCCTGACTATGGAAATAATGATTAAAGGTCGCAGTAAATAACGATAACTTGAACTGAAGTACCCATTAAGCGATACCTTCAGTTCAAAGAGCGATAAATGACAAAATTAACTTTTCTAACATCAACTCGTTTCTGGGCATTGGTAGCCATAGCTTTAGTTAAGTTATTAGAATCTGAGGCTGTATTAACCCCCGAAGTTTCTAATTCATTGGTAGTAATCCTTGGTGGCTTCACTGTCATAAGAACAGTTGATAAATTCGTAAAGTAAAAATGGGAAAAGAATAGGCTACGCGGTTATACTCCCAGTTATTTTCCTTGTGCTCTTACTGGGTAATTCCCTGACCGCCAAAGCCCCACAACCTTCAGTTAGCGTGAATTATAATGAGTTATTCCTGAAAGCTGAATATGTACCACCTATTGGCGATTTTATGGAGCTGGCTGAAGGCAAATACCCTGAATATGCGAAACTACTCTATTGTATGTGTAAATATGAAAGCAACTTTAATCCTTATGCGACAGGAGACCACGGCTTAGCGATTGGTTGGTTTCAGATACACATAGTTGCGCATTATATGTCATATAATTGTGCAACAGACTTGGAATGTTCTATGGCATATACTGTAAAGCAGATTAAATCGGGAAATGGTCACTTATGGAGCACATATTATAAATGTTTAAATTAATATTATGCCAAAAACAGCAACTCCGGTCTTAGATCCGGAGGAAAAAACAGAAGAGGAGGAAGATGAGGAGGAGGATGAGAGTGAGGGTTTCGATCCCTCTCCTGACGATTGGTAGTCTTTTTCTGGGCTATACCTGACCCCTAGGGAACTATATTTTTTACGGGTAGTCTTCTTATAAAAGACCCGGAACATTCTTTTTAGGCTCTATTGCCACAAATTTCCCTATACGGTTATGGGTAATCTGGATAACACAAAACCCCCGTTTTATCGAGGGTTTTTGTGTTTGGGAAAGCAGGTTTTATAACTGCATTATCTCTATCTTAATATTATTCTCCTTGCCTAATACTTTCTGCGCCTGCAATAAATAAACCCTTCTGTCATCATAGATATACCCTTTCTTGGTAATAATATCCAGTATCGGCTTGATGAAGTTGTCTAAGTCGCAGTTATTCGGCTTCTGCAGGGCAAAGGTTAGATTGACAGCAACCTGTCCGTCTATTCTCTTTTTCTTGGGCAGGCGCAGGAGCATCTCCTGCTCAAATACCTTATACGCTCCGGTCTTGAAACGGCGACCCTGCCAAATTTGATTTACGGATAAGGGTTTAATATCTACTTTTACATTTATATTCATACGCTTTACAATTTACTTTACAATTCTTTCTTATCACTTGCTGATTCCTTTTCTTTCTTCTCGGTTATTATAATCAGCTTTCCTTCTTCCGTGTTAATCGATTCAAAGTTATATCTCTCCTGATTCCAGATATTGTTATTGGCACGGAAAGGCATTATAACCTCAAATTTCTCCCTCTTGAAGACATTTTCCATATCTTCTGGTCTTGTATGGTTATTGTTATTCATAATTTCTTAAGTTCCCGATGGAACTTCCTTAATTCTCTTTGAATTATTTCCCATAACATAGGGCAGGGTCTGTATTCATAGAACAAGGGATTATTCCATTCTTTTACATACCCCACATACACGGGTTTATTAAATAGACGATGCTGGGCTTCCAGTTGCGGTCTGTGCCATTCCTTAATACTACCCGGCAATATCATAGGTGCTTTCAGTTCCAATATGCGATCTTCTAAGGAGAAATCAGCTATGGCTACAAGAACGAAATCGTCTATCTTAAGCTCTTTCTTCTCCTGATATTCATACTTAATTTCGTTGTAATCAAGAATTTTCTTAAGAGTGTCCTCCTTTTCAATGCCTCTCTGGATATGAGAACAAGATAGCAGGTTTTTCTTTGCGTCCTTAAGGAAATTCTCGGGGAGTAATTCTCCCGTCATTATTGCCCATAAATCAGAGACCCAATAACGCCCTACTTCTCTTTTATGCGCACTTTCCCGATTTACATATTTTTTTAGCAGTTCCTTGAGGTTCATTTTCTTTTTTTCCCTTAATATGGTCTATCAGCTCTTTTACGCTATCCAGACTTAACTCATTTTCTTGTTTGAAGCGTATGCTCAATATTTCACACTCTATTTCGTTTAATATGCAATATATCTTTAGTTTATATGTTATCATCTTTATTGTCGTTTTTATTTCCCTTCGCATTGGGGAAATTAAACTCGGTTGCCTGTTCTTCTACTTCCGGTGGAGCATAACTAAAGGCGTAGTCTATTGCTTTTTTGCATACCTTCAACACCTCTTCTATGATCGGGTCTTTCTCAGCTCCGCACTTTATAATATAACTATTAACGCACTTGCAGAATAATTCTCTTTTCTCCTTAAGATTCCAATTTTGATCTTTCATTTGTTTTTATTTTATTTTTTTTAATATCTTCTTCCCACTCCCTACAATCTCTACATCTCCACGAGGGCTTATTTTCTTTGCTATAATTCCAAGTCCTCATTTCTTTTATCCAATAATGCTTATGGGGTGGTTGTGGTTTAGGTTTATTCCAGAACATATTAGAATTTCTTTTCTATTTCTTCAGCTTTGTTTATTTCGACCTTTGGAATTCTATGCCTCGATTGGCAGACCTTGCATATTGCCCAGAATTCTATGATATGGGTGCACTCCTGCAGGTCTGACAGAGGCATATCTCTGACTCTTAACATCTTTTTAAACTCTGAATCAGAAGGAGCGGAACGCGCCATACCTACCAGCTCATCCACCTTCTTCCTGTCTTTTACATCACCCCCTTTTAATAGTGGAACTGCAAGGGCTAAGCGCGAGTAGTGTATGTCCTCTAATTCTGAAGTCTTGTATTTGTAGTATTGGATAAATATATGGTAGAGGTCGATATAACGCTCTGCTGTTCTCCGAGATCCGTAGAACTCCCTTGCCCACAATTCCCAAGTATAAGTGCCATCCGTATCTTTATAATAATAGAGTTTCCTATCTTTAATCTGTCCTAATAGAGAGCCAATTCGCCAATGGTTCTTAATCTCTTCGCGGTGATATGAGCGTAATCGCTCTTCTAAGTCGTGCAATTCCTCCGCTTTACGCTGTAATTTCTGCTGTTGTAGGTCTGCCATATGTTTTATCCTCCATATTATGGGCATTAACGCCCCTTTGCTTATAATACCTTTTGACATTGTCTCCCATAGCACACTTCGGACAGGGTTTCCATCCTTCTGTAAAATGGTTGACTCCCGTGTCCTCACACTCATTGCACTTATATCCTTGGTGTTCTGTAATATAATCTTCCCTCCAGTTTCCCACATCCGCCACTTTTACAAGCAAGGTAGCTCCGGTTGCAATACCAGCCAAGGTTTTCTTCCGCCATATAGGAATATAACCTAACTGGAATCTATACCATTCCTCCCACTCTCTTTTGGTGACATTGATCACAATAAACCTTATTTTAACTGGGTTCTCCATATTTTCCCTTGAATAAGTTATTTAATTCTACGAGTATAGAAGCCATTTCACCTTGAGGGAAAGCGTGCATTATTGCTTCTGCGATAAGTTCATATGGCATAGCCGGTTTCTCTCTTAGGGCTCTTAGATAGCCCACTATACCGACATATTGTGCATTTCTCTTTCTCATAAGAGTTTCCCTCTCCTGTAAATACCCTCTTTGTAATCTTGGCATATATGTATTATAATTATATATTTTATTTGTATATATATATTACCCTTAGAGCCCTAATAACAGTTCCCCCTACCCCAAAGAGATATTAGTCTTTAAGGTAGGGAACTGGGTAGGCTCTATAGGGATATATTACCCTTGTCGCCCTACTCCCTTTTTAGGTGCGGGAGAACCCCAGCGAGTAGCAACTTAAACTATTATATAGTCGCCGGATTGCACGGTCTTTTAAATCGTAAGCTACTTCTTATACCCCCAACGATACGGGCATTAAAGCCCCGCTATAACTCATCACTCTCTTCTTCTATAACCGGTATCTTAACATCCTGATCCATTGGAACTAAAGTGAGGACATCTGTTTTCTTGCCAAAGGCGAGCATTTCAATAATGGTAGCCCTTAAAGGTATATTCATCCATTCTCTGCTATCTGTGCCAAGGCTCTCGCTTAGAGTGCGAATAGTGGTGTTATTCATAGTATATGTCTTGATTTCCTTATTCGGTAGCCTCATCTCAAATTGTAGAACTTTTTTAGTCTTTCCGTCAACTCCCTTGATTTCTTTCCACTCTCCTTCTGTTATCAGGTCAACTATATCTCCATCTTTAACATTGACTCCGGCCTTGCAAAATGACGAGGGAATAATTATCTCCATTTTATTTATTTTTATTATTTGTATTATCTACGACCTTTGGCTTTTTAAATAAACCTTCCTTCTTTGCTATCTGTTGCACTCTCTGCCGTGAGATAGAATAAAACTCTCCAATTTCCTTAAAGGTTCTATTCCTTTTTACTGCCTCTATAATTGTTTTGTTTCTTTCGGGCTTTGCCCAAGGATATCTATTCATAAGAGTATGATTTAGCTTTTACTTTCATTATACATAAACAAGAGGTTGAGTCAACAGTGCATTAATGCCCATTTTTTAAAATAGCAAAGATATTATTTTGATTATGCTCTTTAAAATTAATATACCATTGAGGCAAAACTTCTTTCCAGTCTACCATTCCACCCTTGACCATTAATTTTACTCTCGGTGGTAGAGAGTCAAAAAAGGTTTGGAATTCCCTTTCATTCATTTCCATTAAAATCTTTAATGCTTTTTCTGTGTCCATTTTATTCTTGATAGAAGTTAGGCGCGTCTTTTGGCGACATTATTTCTATCATTTTATTTTCTTCGGTAAAGTCTATTGGCTCTTCAGCTTCTCTTTGGGAGTTTAGCTCGTCTATCATAGCTTCTTCCGCCTGTGCTTTATCTCTGCATTGAGGACAGAGCCATATTGCTCTTTCCTCTCCGTTTCTCTCTCTATCACCGACAAGCCACTCTCTTCCGCAATCAACACAAGGAATCCTCAATTTACTATTTTTTAAATTGGCTATAAATTTATCTATTGTCATATTATTATTATTTATGTTATTATTTAACTACGACCTTTTAGTTATTTAATTATCTTTTAGCCAGTTCTTCATTATCTTGTGAGAGCTGGCAAGAGCAAGGGTTTAACACCGGATCTATTCGTATTATTAGGGAGGCAGTTTATCCAAGCGATACTGCCAAACGCTGTGTTATTGCTGACCGAGCATTAAAGCCCTGTCTGCTTTGAGTATAGCTCGTCAATAAGGGCTGTCAATAGAGAGAGGTGCAAAACTCCTGTGGAAGGAAATGTCAATGGCTACGCCATACATCCCGCAATAATCGCGCATATAATCGCGCATAGTATATTATAATAATAGTAGTAGTAATAATAATAATAATAATAATACTGTTATAATACATAATAAAATATAACAGGTATAACATACAATGGTAGTATTGTAATACTAATAAAATATAACTAATACTAATACTATAACAGATACCTCAACACTATGCATATACACTACACTACACTACACTACCTATGCTATACTACACTACACTACACTATGCTATACTACTGTGTTGGTATGCATATGGGGTGCAGAGCTATTGCCGGCTATCGTGCAGGGCTTGACTCATTCCCAAAAAAATGCTATGTAGGAAATAAAGGCGCATATTGTCCGTTTCCTTATTAATAGACCCCCCTATGCCGTATTTATTTATTAGTGATTATACTAATTACCCTTCCCCAATATATGATATTTTTTTCAATCCTAAACTTTCTTGACAGAATATACAAAGCATTGTTTGGTATTAAAGTAAAAGGGGAAGAAGCAACATATACTTATATTAAAACTTCCCTGTCTGTCTGGGACACGAACGAAACACATCTGTTGAGTTCGCAGAAGAAACAGGCAGAAGAGGCTCTACAAGAAAATGGATAACGTAACTTGTTTAGGTCTTATGGCGATTGCCCCAATAGTGATACTGGGTTCTTTCGCATTGTGGGACTTCTTATTCAATAGAACAAATGGCAGGTAGAAAGAAACTAAGTCTGAAGCAAAAGAAGTGGGCGCAGGAGTTTGTCGTAAATAATGGGAACGCTACTCAAGCAGCAGTCGCCGCGTATCCGGATTCAAAGAGCCGTGGTATGGCAGCCGTCCTCGGATTTAAAAATGCGCATAATCCGGAAGTTATACAGGAAGTTGAGAAACTGATGGAAGAACAGAATATAACGGATGCGTATATGATGCGCAGATTAAAAGAAGGACTGGATGCGAATGTTGTTGCTTCCCACAAAGGCGAAGTTGTCCTGACGAAGATTCCGGATCTGATGGCCCGTTTCAAATACTGGGAAGCCGGGGCAAAAATCAAAAACTACTTTCCCGCTCAACAGACAGAATCAAGAAATTTGAATATTGACGTGCAATTAGAAAATATGCCAAAGGCCGAATTCGTACAAATGCTCAAAGAGTATTTAAAAGAAGTTAATCAAGATCTACAAAATGTCGATGTTAATAAAAAACCTATCGCTGGTGAATAAAGATGAGAGGAAGAAATACCTCAGAGATTTCGAGGGGGAACTCAAAAAACAACTCACTTGGACAGACTTCCTCCTCCGGCATTTGGAGAGGGTCAAACTCACAGCAGGAGAACAGAAGTTGCTCGAAATCCAGAAGGGCGTTGACGCCCAGACGGGCCAGAAAGAGTGGCTCGAAGGGCAGTTGATGACCATAGTTGATGATATAAAAGATCTGGAGGAAGATTCAAAGAATAAGAAAACAAAATGAATTCGATCCTCGCCTCTGCTCTATTCCGAAAACAAAGAAGGGACAAGGCAAGAGGTAGTCTCGAATTTTTTGCTGGCTACTACCTACCGCATATCCTAGAAGATGCTACCCCGTATTTCCACAAGGAGATTTATAATCTCCTCGGAACAGAAAATAGACTGTGTATTGCAGCTCCCCGTGGTTTTGCGAAGTCAACCATCACCCAGTTGATCTACGGACTGCACTGTTTGCTATATCAAGAGAACGCGGACATACTGACGATTTCTCAGAGTTCCTCTCTCGCAGAAGACTGGGTCAGGAAAATAAAATTCGAACTTGAGTCTAATGACCGAATCAAATCCGACTTTGGTGCTATACTGCAGTGGGGAGATAAAGACTCAAAGAGATGGACGGCCAATCATCTAATAATCCAGAAGGGGGAAAGGACATACTCTCAGATTCGGGCAAGAGGTAGGGGATGCCAAGTCCGTGGTTTGCGTCCGAGTATAGTTATCTGTGATGATCTGGAAGACGAAGAGATGGTTCGTTCGGAAGACCAGCGCAAATTCTTAAAAGAGTGGTTCTTGGGAGCGTTACTGAATGTCTTGAAACCAGATCAACAACTGATTGTTATAGGCACAATGCTCCATCCTTTAGCTCTACTGGGAGAGATTATTAATAAGAAAGAGCAATTCGGAGGATGGACTACCAGAAAGTATGTGGCTCTGACAGATGGCAAGAGTTTGTGGGAGGCACGTTATTCAGCCAAGGCGTTGCTACAGAGGAAACTGGAGATAGGCACATATGCCTTTGAATCTGAATTTCAGAATAATCCCATATCGTCTGATATATGTCTATGGAGACCGGACTGGGTTCTCAGATATGAAACCTTGCCGGAGATTAAGATTAAGTTTGCAGCTCTAGACCCCGCAGCATCAATTAAAGAGAGAGCAGATTATTCATCAATGACCTGTATGGGAGTCGGTACTGATGAAAAGATATATGAGATTGAAACATTAAAAGGGCGCTGGGGAACGTGGGATTTAATTGATAGAATAATCAAGTTCTACCTTAAACATAAACCCATTCGTTTCGGAATAGAGGAAATTGCCTTCCAGTCAATTATACGCCAAGTCTTATTAAGAGAAGCTAGAAACCAAGGTGTTGTTATTCCCGTAGAACCAATTACTCTCGGAAAGTACACCGGTAAAGAAAAGCAGAGAAGGTCGCCAAAAGACAAATACACCCGTGCTTTGTCTGTTATTCATTACTGGGAACAAGGTTTGGTCTACCTAAAGACCCCCGATCTGATTGACGAGTTATCTTTGTTCCCGACAGGAAGCCACGATGATTCTGTTGATTCCTGTGTCTGGTGTATGATGATGATTAAAAAATATGCACCATTGAGGGTGATGATAGAAAGTCCGAAACTACCACAGGAGATCCGGGGCTTTGAAGTTAAAGACAATACGATGCCCTGTTTAGCATCCATTGAGGAATTGTTTGCCGATCGGGGAACTGATTGGCGGATAGGACAATGAAAAAGAAAACAAAGGTCATAGGCAAATTTAACGGAAAAGTTAAGATGCAATGTCCTAATTGCGAGGAGAGTTTAATTGTCTTTCGCGGGTCAAACAGATGGTGTACTTGGTTTCGCGGAGAGTGTTTTACCTGCGGATACGAGTTTAAATTGAAAGATTTTGAATTCGACTTAGTGCAACCCGATTCTCCTTTCTTCGGATTGATTTATAAATATGATCCGGATAAACTGACGGCTGAGAAGAAAAAAGAATATGAGAAAATGGAACAAAGGAAAAAGGGAGAATTGGAGAAGAAATATTGGTTGGAACGATTCGATCCAACTCAAAAACATATAAGATCTGGGGCTGCCGAAAGGCGGACAATAGAAAGGGAGGTTTTAAGGGGGGATTAACTATTTAAAGGTTGGACAAAATATCCAAAACTAAGATTTAATATTGATAATGGTATTTCTCTTTGTAAGGATTGTCATAATTTAACTAAAATAAAAAAATGAGTGCAGAATTTATACACGAGGATTTTCCAAAAGCATATAAAGCTCCGACTATGGATACTCCGGATGCCAATTTGATTTCCATAGCTTCGGCTTGGTTTCAAGAAAGTAAAAGGTATCATACTGAGCTTGAAAGAATCTGGAAACAGAATGAAGATTATTATAAAGGCAAACAGACCTTTATGGAACGAGTACCTGCCGATATGTCCAATACTGTTCAGAACCAGATATTTATGGGAATTGAAACTATAGTTCCCATTATAACTGCCAATCCTCCGCAGTTTATTGCAGAACCTCCGGAAGAATCCGATACTTCGGTTGAATATGCCGATGCACTTCAGAAAGTTCTTGGGATACACTACGAGACAAAAGATGTCAGGACTAACGGGGAAATGCTTGTCAGGCATATGCTTATTTATAGGTATGGTTGCTGGAAGGTTTATTGGGACGAAAGGGAAGACGATGTAGGTTTAAAAACTATCAGACCCCAGAGATTATATTTCCCGAAGGTTGCGACAGAATTACCATATATAATGGAACAGATGGATATTACTTCCGAGGAATTTAAAGAGATATGGGGAGAAGAAAAATTTAAAGAGTTTCTTACTCACGGAGGTCAGGAGTTTGACCCCAATCTACTGGAGAAAGTTGCAGGCATCTGGACTATCTGGGAAGTGTGGACGAAAGATATGGTCTTCTGGAAGTACGGTTCAATAATAATTGACAAGCAGGAAAACCCGCATTACGATTTTAATAATAAGAAAAAGAATCATTTTATGTATCCGAAGATTCCGTATATTATAGCTTCCGTTTTTAGACTCGGAAATTCGGTAGTCGGGGAAACAGACTTAATACAACAAACAATTCCCATTCAGGATACAATCAATGTTTCTGCCCGTTTAGTAATAAATAATGCAAATAAAACTGGAAATGCCCAATGGTTTGTAGACAATCAGATCGGTTTGTCCGAAGAGGAGGTCAGGACGAAAATCACCAATGCTCCGGGACTCTTAATATATGGGTCAGGAGTGGCCAACCCCAACCTTTTGAGGCGCGATCCTCCGCCTCCTCTTCCGGCATATATCCAAGAATTAAAGTTAATGGCAGAAAACGCCTTTGATAATATCTTTGGGACGCACTCAACTACACGGGGAGAAAGACAGTCGCAGGAAACTCTTGGTGGAAGATTATTACTCAAACAGGCAGACCTTGGCAGAATTGACCTTATCGTACGGGAATTTGAAAGATGTGTTGCGGAACTTGGAAACTGGTTCACCCAGTTGATGAAATTAAATTATGCATCCAAGAGAACCTTCAGGGCTTATGGAGAAACCGGTATTACCTTCGTCAAACTGATGAAAGATATGATTGAGGAGGGTATCAAGGTTATTATAAAATCTGGAACTACTCTTCCTACAGATGAACTTTCAAAGAGAAGAGAAGCTGTGGAATTATGGGGAATGGGAGCTTTAGATCCCGTAACTCTATTTGAGAGACTCAAATTTTCCAATCCGGAAGAGGCAGCCCAGAGACTACAAGCTTGGAGAATGAATCAATTAAAAATGGAGGCCCAAATACAGGGTACAGTTGGTCAGCAACCAACGGGAGGACAAGGTCGGCAGACACAACCACTACCTTCCCCACAGAGGGAGGTAGGTAAAATGGAGGGTAAAATAACAAAATGATTTACTCATTACCTAAAAGATTTAAATTATTACAGGCTAAACAGGAATCATTAAAGGCGGGAGCAAAGGCAAAATATACGTCTAGTTTTGGTGGGATGACAAAAGCATTTCTTGGAGAATTGCCATCAGCTACAAAACAAGTCTTTAGTGCACCATTTAAGGCAGCCAAAGTTACTGGTGGAGTGATAGGTGCAGCTTTAAGTAAGAATGTCAATTTTGATAATTCAGATAAAAACGAACTTAGGTTTAGAGCTGAGAATTTAAGAAAAATAAGAGATGCATCTCAGAAGTACCAAGAAAGCCATCCGGGTTTTAAAGTACCGAGAGAGATGCGATAAAACAATGCCGGCACAATTTGAAGCGTGCGTAAAATCAGGAGGAAGGGTTCGCACTATTAAACCCAAGAAAGGGACTTATATTCACGTTTGTTATAAGGGTGGAAAATCGTATTCTGGGGAGGTTCACCATAATCCAAAGAAGAAATAATGTCAAATGTAAGGCAACAACTGGAGGATTGGTTGCGTAAGATAGATGTATCTGGAACTGTTCTAGATGTGGGAGGTGCGGGACGACTGGTAACCGACAGGACGAAGAGCTGGCAGGTTTCCGATTATAAGGTTCTGGATATTCAGAACGATGCTGATTATATCAGGGATATAAATTATCCGGTAAATGATGTCCCACAATTTGGAACTATCTTCTGTCTTGAGGTAATGGAATATATCTGGAATCCGGTACAGACCTTGAGGAATATGAGGAAATGGCTTAAAGATGACGGACTTTTATACATTTCTTTCCATTTCTTATTTCCGCATCATTCACCAAAAGACAAAGATTATTTAAGATATACATCAAAGGGAATCAGGAAACTGATGGAAGAAACAGGATTCCGTATTTTAGAGATAACTCCCCGTATGGCCAAAGATTTACAGCACCTAAAACAGTGGTGCGATGAGGAAAGCAAGGTTGTGAACTATGGGGGAGAAATAGGATATTTGATAAAAGTAAAAAAGAAATGAAAGATATCAAGGTGATGTTTTCAAGCCAAAGATTGGATTGGAAAACTCCTAAATATCTTTACGAGGAATTAAACAAGGAATTTAATTTTGATTTTGATCCCTGTCCTCCCAATCCGCCTTTCAATGGTTTGGAAATTGAATGGGGTAAAAGAAACTTTGTTAATCCTCCTTATGGTAGAGAAATCGGAAAATGGATTAAAAAGGGATTTGAAGAATGGTTAAAAGGTAAATTGGTGGTGTTTCTTATCCCTTCAAGGACAGATACAATCTGGTGGCACGATTATGTAATGAAAGCAAAAGAAGTCAGATTTATTAGAGGAAGATTAAAATTTAATGATCAGAAAAATTCAGCACCATTTCCAAGTTGTATAGCAATTTTTTAAAAATGATAAAGGTCGTTTAAATAATAAGAGTAAATCCAAACCCGAAACGGGCATCAATGCTCGTATCGGACGGTATCAAAATGGAAAACGAACAACAAGACCAAACCTCCGAAGAGACCCCATCAAAGGAAACCTCCGAAGAGACGGCACCAGTGGAGGAAACGATTACAATTCCCAAAGCAAAATGGCAGGCTTCCCAAGAGGAAGGAATCCGTCTAGCTAAAGAATTGGAATCAAGGGAGAAAGCGAAAGAGGCAGAAATTCCTGAAGAGGAAAAGAAATTGCGGGAAGTGATATCTAGGTATGAGAAGGAACGGGAGTCTTCCGCGATGAAATTATTGCGGGAAGAAGCAAGGAAGCTCGATGAGCTAGAACAAATCCACGGATCCTTTAAACGTGATGAGTTCAAAAAATTCCTTGACGATTATCCCACCTTCGATATTGAAGGTAATATAGACTATCACAAGGCTTATCAACTCTATGAAAGAGTCCAGTCTGCACCCGCAATTCCAAAGAAAAAAACACCTTCTTCTGCAAGGACTGGAGATGTTCCACGTAAAGAAACCTACAATGTGCAGGATAAAAATATGTGGGATATTCTTAATGATGCAAAAAAGGAAATTCAGGACTAACCTCTAGGAAAGGTCGGAATTAAGATTTCGGAGGTAATAAAATGGCATTTAGTGCGTTTGTAACGACAATCACGCAGGATAAGTTCGTACCGAAAGTCGTTGACAATATTTTGAGAGGGAACGTACTTTGTATGAGGTTCTTGGGGCAAAACTCAAGACCTTGGGGTTCAGGACACGTCTTGAATGTCCCAATCAAGTACCAATCATCTACTTCTGGAGGTTCATATGCCGGTTTTGACACACTGTCAACAACCCAGATGAATACCAGAGTGTTAGCCCAATTTAGTCCAACGCAGAACTACTTTTCAGTTGTTATTTCGGGAATACAACAGGCCGTCAATAAAGGCGATGCTGCTGTCCTCGATTTATTAGCAACAGAAATGTCATCTGTAGCAGACGATATGGCTAATGGATTAGGTACTCAATTATACTCAGACGGTTCAGGAAATAGCTCAAAAGACATTACTGGATTAGACGCAGCCGTTGATGATGGTAATACTACAGCATCTTGGGGCGGATTGAACGGGTCTACAACCTACACCACGTGGGTTTCGACTCTGACATCCAACACGGGTGCAATTAGTGTAGCCAATCTAGCTAGCGCTTACAATTCAGCAAAAGTCGGGAGTGATATTCCAACCTTGATTATAATGACAAAGGCTATCTGGAACACTTACGAAGGTCTCTTACAAGCAACCATTAACTATCATACGCAGGTACAAGGATACCCGAAGATGACCGCTTTCGGCATTAACAGAAATGGCGGAACGGGTCAGACAGGAGATATAGGGTTTGATACTCTATTCTTTAGGGGAGTTCCTATAGTTGCGGATGAAAAGTGTACAGCAGGTAGAGTTTATCTGTTGAACGAAAAGCACTTATGGTTTGCTCGTTTAGATCATCCTAAGTATCCAGCAGGCGGAAACCAATTCGGTTTCGCTTGGACAGGTTTGAAAGAACCTACCAATCAGGACGCTTCGGTCGGACAATTCTTGCTCTATGGACAACTAGTCGGCGATTCTCGCCGAACACACGCCTATATGACTGGTAAATCCTAATACTATGGCAACTTTATCTGGAAGATCACAAATCTTCGCTGGAGATACATCTTTAATAGATACTACCGCCCAACACAAATTAGGCACACGAGCCTTTGATGTGGATGGAAATGAGTATATCTATTTAGCAGGTGTAGCCTCTGTTGCTGCAGGTACTTGGGTTAGTTTCGATGAAGCTTTAGCAACCACTCGTTTAACCACCAACTGTGTTGGTAGAGTGGCTATTGCTATGGCTGCTATCGTTGCCAGTTCATACGGTTGGTTTCAGATATACGGCAAAAATGAAATAGCCGTTGTAGCTGATATCGAGGCGGATGTAGCCCTATTCACCACTGGTACTGCAGGAACAGCAGATGATGCTGATACTGCTAACGAGATGATTATAGGTGCATTTTCGCGAAGTGTGGACGCTGCAGGTATTGCAACAGTGGAACTTAATTATCCATTTGTTTGCAACGTAGCAATAGACTAGCGTTGATTCCAAACTTGATCTCCCTTTCGCTTGTGGCTGGAGGAGAAGGGGAGATAGGTTTGCAATTAAAAATAAAAGGTCGGAGGATTTAAATAATAAAAAAGAATATGAATTTCTACGAATTAAAAGCGGTCTATAATCCTCTAAGTGAGGATGTAATAATTACTTGTTCATCTCCTGCAGATAATGAGGGAGAAGAATATGTAATTGAAGCAAAAGGAATAATTCTATTGCCAGCAACAATCGCCAAAGCTGCTGCCTTGAGTGTTGCAAGGGAGGTCTTGCAAAAGCACGGCAAGGAATTTGACGATCCTAGCAGACAGGAATTAGAGGAGGAAATTTTATCTCATCAGTTTGAGATTATAGATTCAACGAGGGGGGTTGGGACAATTAAGGAGGAAGTCCCAATAAAAAAAGGAGGAAAGAAATAAATAAAGGTCGATTTATCTTGCTCAGGCTTCAATCGAAGTCTGAGTTGGGAAACATAGAGAGGCCAATTCCTCCTAGGCTAAACTAGGTTTCCCTATTGAGATTTTGATTGGAATTTTAATTCTTAATGAGAAATAAATTAGGTCAGTTCAAAAAGGGATGTAAGTGGACTTCTGAAGTGAGAGAAAAAATTCTACAAATTCGGAAACGAAAAGGAATAATATTACCAAGCAGGAAGGGGATAAAATGGTCAGAAAAATGGAAGAGAGAAAACGGTAAAAAAATAAGAAATTTTTATTTAAGAAAGGGGTATAAAAGCAGAACGGGATGTAGAGCGTATATTCTTGAGCGAGATAATTATATTTGTCAGGTTTGTAAATTTAGAGAACCAGACATAATGGATGTCGACCATATAAAACCAGTAAGTCTTTTTCCTGAATTACAATATGACCTTGATAATTTAACGACCCTATGTCCTAATTGTCATCGTAGAAAAACTTTAGAAGACCAAAGAGAGGTTTTACGAATAAGAGGTCATTGGAAAAAAAATAAATTAAAGGTCGAAAGATAACA